TGAAGCTGCTACTCAATACTTCCTGCCAGAAGATTATCTTCATCGACGAGTATCCTGGCGCCTATGTCGGATTGAAAATGTGGTCTTCGATGGGCCGGGAGTGGATGCGTGTACCGAACCCCTGAGTGTGGGATACGAAGAAATCAGAAGAGGGCAAGATGGCCATTAAGCCTCAAGCGATCCTGGATATCGAATGCTATATAAACTATTTTCTGGTCAAGTTCCGACGACTGTCCGATGGCCAGACCATTTACTTTGAGCATCCGCTCGACGAAGAAACGATCCGGAAGATCCTGCGAAAATATGAGATCGTGACCTTCAACGGCTGGAAATATGATATCCCGATGCTGCGACTGGCTATGTCGGGGGCTTCCCTGATCACGCTGAAAGAGATGTCTGATCGAATTATCCAGTACAACATGTCTCCTTACCAGCTCGAGCAAGAATACAACCTGATCAAGCTACCGCTCGACCATATCGACTTGATCGAGGTGGCTCCCAGCAAAACTTCCCTCAAAGGCTATGGCGGTCGGATGCACTGCCCCAAGCTCCAGGATCTTCCCTACGACCCCCAGTCTACTCTGACGGATGAACAAAAGGTCAATACCCGGATCTATTGCGGGAACGACCTTGAAATCACCCACATGCTCCTGGAGAAGCTGAAGCCGCAGCTGGACCTGCGCCGCACGATGTCGGTCGAATATCACTGTGACCTTCGATCGAGGTCGGATGCCCAGATCGCCGAGACGGTCATCACCTCTGAGCTGCAGCGGCTCACGGGGATCCGACCCTCCAAAGGTATTATCTGCGAAGGATCCTTCTTCTATCAGCCCCCGTCCTTTCTTGAAGGCTTCAGCCATCCGGTTATGGATACTTTAAGGACCTGTTCCTTCATCATCAGTCAGACGGGATTTGTGCAGATGCCAGACGAGCTGAGCAAGACCAAGATCCGCCTGAACGGGTCGACTTACCAGATGGGGATCGGCGGCCTTCATTCGTCGGAGTCGGCTGCATCCTATGAGGCCGATGATCGCTGGCTTCTGGTCGACTGGGACGTGGCCAGCTACTATCCAGCCATCATCCTCAACTGTGGTCTTTATCCTGAAAGTCTGGGACCGGAGTTCCTGGAGATTTTCCGGAAGATCGTCGACGAACGACTCGAGGCCAAGCACAGCGGGGATAAGGTCAAGGCCCAGTCGTTGAAGATTACGGTCAACGGGACCTTCGGGAAACTCGGCTCTCCCTACTCCGCGATTTATGCCCCCGAGCTGATGATCCAGGTCACCGTCACCGGCCAGCTGGCTCTCCTGATGCTAATCTTTACCCTGGAAGAACGAGGCGTGCCTGTCATCAGTGCCAACACGGACGGGATCGTGCTGAGATGCCCGCGAGGTCGGGAAGAAGCCATGATCCGTACGATCCACGAATGGGAAAAGATCACAGGCTTCAACATGGAGCGAACCGACTATACGTCAATCCATTCCCGTGACGTCAACAACTACCTAGCCATCACCACCAACGGGAAGGTCAAGACGAAAGGCTTGTTCTCTCCGGCAGGACTGAGGAAGAATCCTCAGAACGAGATCTGCTCCGATGCGGTGAAGAACTTCCTGAAGGATGGTGTGCCTTTGGAAAAGACTATTCGTGGCTGCACCGATATCACCAAATTCTTGACGCTGCGCAAAGTTAACGGCGGGGCAATAAAGAATGGCGAGTACATCGGGAAGATCATAAGATGGTATTACGGAACCGAAGAACGGGGCTCAATCCACTATCAGAACTCAGGCAACACGGTGCCAAGGACTAAGGGCGCCGTTCCCCTTATGGAGCTCCGAGACTTTCCGTCAGATGTCGATTTCGATTGGTACTTGCGGGAGGCCGAAGATATGATGGCTGCGGTCGGGCGTCCGGTTCGTGGCCAAATGAACCTTGACTTTTAGGCCTTAAACCCATAGGGATATAAGGGCTGAGTGCCGCACGTGGAGCATAGGCCCCAATGCTTTCGAAAAACGGGGGAAAACATGCTTGAGTCTGGGCTGTGGAACACTATCCAGAAAAACCTTGGCAAGACTCCCGGTCTGCACATGGAACGGATCGAAAACGTGATCGGGATCGGGACGCCTGACGTGAATCTTTGTTATAAAGGACGGGAGGCCTGGGTTGAGCTCAAGCTGCTCCGTGAATTTCCAAAACGACCGACCACCACCATCAAGATACCGCACTTCAAAGCGGAGCAGCTTTATTATCTTCAGCAACGGACCAAGGCTGGTGGTCGCGCTTGGCTGTTCGTCCAGGTGCAAGGCGAAGGCTATTTTCTCTTCCATCCAGACCAGGCCGCCCAGATCTTCCGTGGTGAGCTGACACAAGAAGACTGGTGGATGGAAGCACATAAAGCGTGGTCGGGTCGCTGTCTCTGGGGGGAATGGCTCGGCCTGGTGTCTGGAGGGATCTATGGCTAGGGGAAGGGTTCACAAAGTACCGATCACCACTCGGTCGAAGATTATCGCACGTCGGGTGGCCGCAGGAGAAACCGTTGAAAACCTGGCGAAAGAGTATGGTATTAAGGTTGCTACGGTTCGTTGTTATTTATACCAGGGTCGGAAGGAATCGAACTTATGAGAATTCAACTACTAACCCACACTCCCCAGCCCGAGAAGGTTGTCTCCCAGGCGGCCAGGATCTGCACATCGACTCGATCCGTCGAGAATTTCTATTCCGAAGATCTGATCCGGAAGGTGATCGGTCGGGGCCACCTGTCGGTGCTCGAGCACGTCTCTTTTTCCTTCCTGGTGGAAGGGGTCAGTCGCGCCCTGTCCCATCAGTTGGTCCGACACCGCCTGGCATCCTTTTCCCAACAGTCTCAGCGATACACCACCACGGGGAAGAATTTCACGACACCGCATTCCATCCAGGACAACACGAAGGCCTGCTTCGAATTCAATCGAATCATGGACGACTGCTGGGTTGTGTATGAAAATCTGAAGTCCCTCGGGATCCCGGATGAAGACGCACGGTATGTTCTGCCCAACGCGGCACATACTAATTTGGTGGTCACCATGAATGCCAGGGAGCTGCGGCACTTCTTCAGCCTCAGGACCTGCAGCCACGCACAATGGGAAATCCGGGAGATGGCTACTCAGATGCTGGTGATCTGCAAACGGAAGGCGCCCGTGCTGTTCGAGAATGTCGGTCCCGGCTGCCTGGTCAATGGCGTCTGTCCTGAAGGGAACGCCTGCAATTTTCATTCTTTGGGACGGATCTCTCCCGATAGGCACTTTCGATCAGAATCTCCAGGACGTCTGCCTGGGAAAATCCGGTCTCCTGGCTGATGGCTCGGAGGTGTTCGATTACCGATTCTTCAAGACGAAACCCTTGGCTAATTTTCATGATCTTCCTCCAGGATGCCTTCAACTAGTTCGAGGATCCGTTGAGAATCTGTGTTAGGACGAACACCTACGGCTTCACCAAGACTCATCCTCCGGAGCATCTGTTGGAGGTTCCTATAACCGATCCCGTGATACTTACACCAGGAGGTGACAGTGAACCCAGGTCTTTGCCTTTCTAACGCTTTACGAAAGACAACATTCATCGACTTATCACCGAGGTCTTTGGGCACCAGTTTGTCGTGGCGTCCAACCTCGACCAGGATCTCCAAAACATCAGATTGGGAAAAACCGGACTCGTCTGATAACTCTTTCAGCATTTTAAGAGTCCTTTCACGCATTGAAAAGCTACAACGGATTTTCATAATACCCTCCGAATCCTATATACGCGAGAAAAAATAAATATAGAATTATATAATACTATATTTAAATATCTGGTCACACTTACCACATTCCGGATATCATTTATATATTGTTTTTATATGTTACCGATTTTATTATATAATTTTTCTGATATTAGATATAAGGCCTAATATCCGGAAACAGGTACTGGGATATTGTTTGCTATCCCAACGCGGAAAAATTTCAAGAAAAAGAAAGAAAAACTACAAATTTTGTTCTCGCGTATAGAGGAGGGGCCGAAATGATCCAGGAACAGATCGATGTCTATTTCCTTCACGTAGAGATTTTAGTGACCCCGATGAAGGCAATACACCCAGAACCGGATCGACCTCAGACGAGCCGTGGCGGATCCGGAACTTCACCGATGCTCGACTGGGCACTCGATTATCGGAGGTGCCTCCCTGAGAACGATTCGGACAGGAAGCTGCTCGAAAGAGCCCACCAGTCTAAAGACCGGCTGAAGTTGGACCGGAAGACGGCCCGTCGGCTCGGCGGCCTGATCCGTGCCTTTTATGAACGGCTCCACGAGAAACGCCTTTACACGAGAGGGGTCAAATACCTCAGGCAGAAGAGATAAAATTAAATTTCATTAAAAGAGTAAAAAAGGGGTTTACTTAGAGGGTGTTGTGCTGTAGTATACTTGTAAGGTGGAAGAATGAGCTCAGAGGGATCTCCTGAAAAGGACGGTCCCTTTTTTCGTGGAAAGGACCCAGGCGTGGCTAACCAAATAAGCGATCTTATTGAGCGGATGGATAAGCTCATCTCGACCATCGAGATCCAGACTGCTGTAATGGACTGCTTAGTCGATGCGATCATGCAGGAAGGTGAAGAACAGGTCCTTCCACGGACTCTCGACCCTTCAGACGACGGGGGCTTAGGCGGTTGCCTCGCCGACCATTAAGGCATAACGGTCCTATCAAACAGACCAGGGCTACCAGGCAATCGGCCTCTCAGCGAGGATATGACAGCCGATGGAGAAGAGAGAGTAAGATCTTCCTTCAGCACCACCCCTTATGCCTTACGTGTAAGGGACAGGGACGGGTCACGGCTGCTGAGCTAGTTGACCATATTGTTCCTCATAAGGGAGACCAGGACCTCTTCTGGGATCAGACCAATTGGCAGCCTTTATGCAAGACCTGCCATGATAGGAAGACTAACCAGGAGAACTCAGGATCCAGGCTGCCCAAGTGGATCCCGAGACCTCGAAAGCCTTTGATTGTGGTATGCGGTCCTCCCGCGGCAGGGAAGACCACGTATGTGAATGAGCACGCAGGAGAGGGCGATATGATCTTGGATGCTGACACATTAGCTGAAGAGATCTTGGCCCGACCTCTTCACCAGGCAACAGGTCTGCAGAGGGATCTGCTCTTTCGGGAGAGGAACAACCGTTTGGCTCGGTTCTGTTCCGGAGGGACTAAACATCCTCGATGCTGGATGATCGTTACAGCAGGGAGCTTTCGGGAGAGGAAGTTCTGGAGGGAGTTTGGTGCTGAGGTTATCGTGCTTCATCCTGGCATTGATGCCTGTATCCTTCGGGTGGAAGAGGAACAACGCGGGAGACCGAAGGATAAGATTATCAAGGCAATTAAGCGATGGCACTGACCCCCGGGGGGTGGTCCGAGTAAAAAATAGGCAGCCTGAGAGGACCGCCGCCGTAGACCATTTTTTTGCACATGCGGGAATAGATTAAGGTACGTTTACGATGACAAGAGGACCAGGAAAAGAACACCCAAATTTGAAGTTGCTTAAGGGTACGGGAATCCCTTGCCGGGAGAAAGACAACCTTCCGGTAGAGTTCGATCCCGTATTAGAAGTACCTCAGCCACCGCCTGGTCTGAATGAGCACGGGATCAGGATATGGACAGACGTGGCTAAGCAGATCTTCGGAGTCGGGTTACTCCACCAAGGCGACGTCTACGCTTTGGAGCAACTCGCTTTTTCGTGGCAGAAATTCAAGGAGAAGACGAAGGCGAACGAGGCCTTGAGCCCGGCGGAGAACACCTCTTTGAATAAGCTACTCAGTTCCTTTGGGATGACGCCTGCCAGTCGATCGAAGCTCCGGAAGCCAGACAACTGCGGAAAGGGTAATCCTTTTGGCAAGTTCACAAAACAAAAATAAGAGCCATGTCGATCGGGCCATTGAATATGCAAAAAAGGCTGTAGCTGATACGAAAGGAAAGACTACAGGCAAGTGGATTCGCTTAGCGGCTAAACGATTCCTTTGTGACTTGAAACGGGCTAAGGTTAAGACCTGCCATTTCACCTTCAGCCCGGAGGAAGCTGAAAAGGCCTGTGAATTTATCGAGCTCATGCCGCACGTCGAAGGCAAATGGGACAAGGAAACGATCGTCCTTCATCCTGCCCAATCCTTCTTCGTGGTTCAACTCTTCGGCTTCAGGAATAGGAAAACAGGCTTCAGGCGGTTCACTTCGGCGCTGTACGCCACCGCCCGCAAGTCCGGCAAGTCGACGTTGGCTGCTGCCATCCTGCTCTACTGCCTCTGCTGCGAAGATGAGATCGGTGCCCAGGTCCTTTCGGCCGCCACGACTTATCCTCAGGCATCGATCATCTGGGGCGTGGCGAAGAAGATGGTCGACAAGATGCCGGAATTGCGCGACGCCTTCGGACTGGAAACCTGGGCGAAGTCCATCAGTCGCCTCGAGGCCGGTTCCTGCTTCAAAGCCATTCACGCGAAGGCCTCGAGCCAGGATGGTCTGAACCCGTCTCACACGGCACTGGATGAGATCCACGCGCATAAGACAGCGGACCTCCTGAATGTTTTGACCTCGGCCGCGGGTGCAAGAGCTAATCCCCTTTGGTTGTACACGACCACTGAGGGATATGCCTCCCCGGGGCCGTGGTCCGAGATCCGCATCTTTGCTAAGAAGTTGCTCGAGGGCGTTTTCGGTAACGATGCGGATCATTTTCTGGCACTGTTTTGGGCCGTCGACGACGAGGACAACGAGTTCGACGAGGGGGTCTGGATCAAGGCCAACCCGCTGATCGACGTCAATCCGCATCTTCTCGAGGCCATCAGGAAGGAGGCCACCGAGGCCAAGCACATGCCGTCGAAACTGACGGAGTTTAGGATCAAGCGCCTCAATCGTCCGGCGTCTGTCGCAGAAGGCTGGATCGACCTCGTCAAATGGCAGGCCTGCGGCGAAGGCTTCAACCTGGATGATCTGAGGTCGGTGCCATGCTATGGTGGACTTGACCTTGCATCTACGAGCGACTTCGCTTCCTTCCGCCTGGTCTGGGAGATTGGCGAAAAGATCTACACGGCCGGGTGGAGATGGTGTCCCGAATCGGCGGTCAATTATCGTACCGAACGTGGTACCGTGCCTTACCAGGCGTGGGTGACTTCTGGGTTGTTAAAGCAGACCGAGGGTGACATTATAGACTATAATGTTATCGAGGCGGATATCCTCAGCCTGATGGAGGTCTTTAACATCCGGGCGATCGGATATGACCGCTGGAACGCGACGGACCTGGTGAACCGACTCGTGGCAGGTGACGCACCGATGGTCGAGTTTGTCCAGGGTGCTAAGTCTTATCATCCAGCGATGCAGAAGCTGGAGCGGAAATATATCTCGGGCCAACTTGCTCATGGGGGAGACCCAATCCTCAACTGGTGTGCATCGAACATCGTCGCCAAGAGGAATGAAAATTTGAATATGTCCCCAGATAAAAAGAAGTCGGCTGACAAGATCGATGATATGGTCGCGCTTCTGATGGCCGTGGGGATGACCGTCTCGCCCGAAGAGACCGAACCTGAGTATGATATCTTTTTCGTGTGAGGAGACCATGAACAGAGCATTTTCCGTTTTCGAGATCAAGGCCGTCGAAAGCAATGACGATGGGAAAAGAACCTTTAAGGGGATTGCCACGACGCCGACTGCTGACCGGATGCAGGATGTCGTAGAACCCAAAGGGGCACAATTCAAGCTTCCGATCCCGCTGCTCTGGCAACATGACGGAAAGGATCCGATCGGCTGGGTCACCTCAGCCAAGGTCACGGATAAAGGAATCGAGGTTGAAGGCGAGGTCGCTGATATCCCCGAAGAAGGAGCTTTGAAGGATCGCCTGAAGACCGCCTGGCAGATGCTGAAGAACAAGCTCGTCCGCGGTCTGTCGATTGGATTCAACCCTCTGGAATTCTCAGAGATCAAAGGCACCTGGGGCCTGAAGTTTACTAAGTGGGAATGGCTAGAACTTTCCGCCGTCACCATTCCGGCCAACCAGGAGGCCACCATTACCGCAGTCAAACAGTTTTCTGGACTGCCAGCCGCGCCAGGCAAAAAACCCAGTTCGGTGAAGCTGATCAAAACCCATCCCGGCGACGCGGGAACTTCCGTGAAACTTATCAACTCTAAAGGATAACATCTACCAAGGAGAAGAAAAAATGAAAACTATCGCTGACCAGATTAAGGATCTGGAAGCAACTCGCGCCGCTAAAGCTGGGGCGATGGAAACTCTGATGCAGAAGTCTTTTGACGAAGACCGCACTCTGGACGCCGCCGAGGCTGAAGAGTTCGACACCTTCGACGTCGAGATCAAACAGATCGACGAAGACCTCGCTCGCCTGCGCCGCCTGGAAGCTCTCCAGGGTCAGAAGGCGTCTCCTGTTGCTCCTGCTAAGAAGACTGGCGGTGATCCTCAGAAAGCTGCTTCCCTGAGCCGTGGATCCCACGACGGCCATATCATCATCAAGTCGTCCGACCAGGAAGAAAAATTCCAGGGTCAGAACTTCACTCGTGCCGTTATCGCCAAAGCCCTGTCCCACATGGATGGCGTTCCTGCTTCGGCAATCGCCATGCACCGCTGGGGCAAGTCCAACCCAACTCTCTGCGCCATCATCAAGGCCAATGAGATCGAAGCCGGGGGTATTACTTCCGGTGAGTGGGGTGCTGAACTGGTTCAAGCTGATGGTCGCTATACCGGCGACTTCATCGAGTACTTGAACAACGCCACCGTTTATAACCAACTGCCCTTCCGTGAAGTTCCTGCGAACGTCACCATCAAGGGACAGGACGGCGCAGCCACTGGCTACTGGGTAGGCGAAGGTAAGGCGATCCCGCCGACTGAAGGTGACTTCTCGGCCGTGACCCTGACTCCCCTCAAGGTCGCTGCACTGTCGATCATCACCAATGAGCTTCTCCGTAGCTCTACTCCCGCTGCCGAGCAACTGGTTCGTGACATGCTGATCCAGGCTGCCGCTCAGCGGATTGACCAGACCGTCTTCTCGACTGCCGATGCTGTCTCTGGCGTCTCTCCTGCAGGCCTGCTCTATGGTCTGACCGCCATCGGGTCCACTGGTGATGATGGCGATAACGTGCGGGCCGACATCAAAAACCTGTATGGACCATTCCTGACCGCAAAACACGCATCCGGTTTGATTCTGGTAATGAACCCGGCACTGGCGAAATCCGCCCAGTTGATGACCAACGCCCTCGGCCAGCAGGAATTCCCAGGAATCACTGCTGCAGGCGGAACCCTGCTCGGTGATAAAGTGGTGACCGGCGACAACATCACCTCCACCCATGTGATTCTCGTGGACCCCCGCCAGATTTACAAAATCGGGGACATGGGCATCCAGATTTCCATCTCCAAAGAGGCGATGATCGAAATGGGCACCGACGCCACTGGCGACGCTTTGGCACCGGCTGCCGCTTCTAAGCAGATGGTCTCGATGTTCCAGTCTGAGTCCACCGCCATTAAGATCGTCCGCCCGATCAACTTCGCTAAGCGTCGGGCTTCTGCCGTGGCTTACATCGACGATGCTGACTGGGGCGCTGTTTCCTCCAGCTA